CACCCAGGAAGCGGCAAAGACGCGGTCGGCATCCATTCTGTCGTATGCGCCCCCTGGTTTTCTGAACTCGTAACCAGAACGCCCGTGTTTCCATCATTTACATCACCCGGCATGAAATAGTTACCATTTCCGTCTGTGTAGCAAATCATTGTTGCCTCCTAGAAGTATCCGATCGAACCGAGTAGTGCCGAGCTGGGAGCGGTCAAAGTCCCGCCGGGAGCGGTTGAACTTGTAACGCAATAGATCGTACTCGAAAAGCTCCACGGCGTCGTGAAGCTGGCTGTTTTTGTGGATTGTCCCGAAACAGCAAAGCAACATATTCAATGGTTGCGTTTGGGTTATAAATATCAACGGTATAGAGCGATCCGGCTGACCCCTTGATCACGGTCGGAGAGCTTGGAAGTCCAGCGATTGGGGCATAGCTGCTCATCCCTCCTGATGTGACTGCCGCCAGTCCCCCAATAGGGTTGCTCCCCTGAGCCAACTGAACGACTGGCTGATATGCACCTGTAGAACGCAACGTGACAATAATTGTCGTTGTTCCGCTCGATTGGACGCCGTTGGTTTGAAACTGTAAGAATCTTGATGCGAGCCCACCTGTATAAATAGTTGCAGTAGACCCCATCGTAACTCCTATCGAAGAGCCCGACGAGGAAGATATATTCGAGATTGATTCTGGGTAAAACGTGTCGGATGTTCGATTTGCGCCATAGCGCTCGATGTTGGTCACACCAGAACCAATCGACACAACCGTCACCGCAACCGATGAGTAGCCTGTGGTGTCGATGTAGGTAGTTGACGTTGGGTTTCGAGTCGCGTCACCGCTTACAGTAATCGGAATCGGGGTGTTTGCTGATTGCGCTCCGGTGGAACTTAATGTGTACTGGACCATCCCCGAGTTACTGGTTACTCCATTGACGATGCCCGGCACGACACCCGCGATATTTGTTCCGTCTGTTATTTTTGTCTGGGCCGCTCCACTCGTTTGGTTCGAGGCAGTCGCGCCATTGGATGCGATCGTCGTCAAACGCGTGGCGGCCGTCGCGAGGTTTCCACCCGTTTCAAGGGCCAGGAGTGACGTATTGAGGTTGGTTCCAGCGTTGGCGGTGAACGCCGTATTACCAATACTTCCACCAACCTGGAATGGGGTGCCCAATGCCGACAGAATCGCCGCTAGCGACGCGTTGCCGCTCTTTAGCGTGTTGTTAAGAGAGAAGGCGTTCCCACCCGGACCCACCCTAATGGTGACCGTTACCTGGCCCGTGAACCCAGAAGGAGCCACGACGTAAATCGTGCCGGCGCCGTTCACCGTCGTTGCGAATTGGTCCGATACCCCACTCGTAATCCCGTTTGTGTTGTGATTCGAGAACTGGGTGATATCCGAGTTGTTAATCGGCCTAAGCGTCGGATACTGGATCGTGCTTATAGTGGGTATTGGTGCGAAGTAAACGGTCATGCCCCCTGAGCCGCTCCAGGTCTCGCCTGTCTGCCCGACATCGATCGAGACGTTGTTCTCGCCGTCGCTTGTCGGAGCTTGGGCGAACGAATTTTGAGCCAGGGGAAGGGAAGCGCCAGATGTATTCGCCGCCGAAATGACGTAGGTGTAGCCGGACATGAGCTTGGCGGTCACGGACACGAGCTTGGCGGCCACGCACATCATTCCGGGGCTCGCGGAGGCAAGGCAGACGCAAGCGAGAATCAGGGACGCAAAAGCGCCCCTCAAAAGGGTCTTCATAGAGGTTCTCCTTAGTAGGTGTAGGAAGCGTAAAGAGAGGCGCCAATGGAGGGCGCCGTCGTCATTGTGATCGTCGATCCGGCCAGGGTGTAAGCCGTGGTCAGTACTCCATTCAGATAGAGCAAGAGCGTCCCCGTACGAGGCGGGTGGGTCAGCCCAAAGGTGGTATTGGTGCCGTCGATGGCTCCAGAAGGAGCTTCCTGGTAGCTCTGCGCTGGAGCCGAATAGGTGACGTCAGCCGAGGAAACCCAGCTCCCGGTTTGCCCAGAGGTCAAAATCGCCTGGGCTCTCACGCGCATCGTCCCGCTTGTAAATGTGGGAGGGGTGTAAGAGGTGCCTCCTACAACCGACGATGACCAGCTAGAACCAGCGTTGGTCGAATACTGCCAGTAGTAGGACTGGCCTGATGGAGGGACGCCTCCAAGCTCGATGTTGAAAGTCGCAATCTCGGAAGTGCCCGAATAGGAAGTCGCGCAAGCCGTTACCGACGTTGGGTTGACCGCGACCATGGTCACGGGAGCCTGGATCACGCAGGACTGAACCGGGACGTCGCCTAGCTCCTGAGACCGAGTGAGGCATTGCACATATACGGTCTGGCCGATGTGCGAGGGGTCCACCTGGACCTTGCAGATATTCCCCTTGTTGATGTTCGATGGCAGGTTTCCCAGGGCGTATTGTTCGCCTGTGACGTGCCCCGTGCCGACGCTGCCTTGAACTTCTCGAATCAGGCCAGGGCCTATCTGTTGGACTCCTCCAGACACTGTGCCGACGCCGACAATTCCGACCCACTCATTGCCAATCAGCGCAGTCTGAATCCCATCCCTTACGGCGCTTTGGTCATAGTCGTCGCTGTGCATGAGCGCCCCGATCGTGTACTTGACGGACGTGTAGTTCGTCGTCTCATAGCCTGGGCCCGATGCGTCGCCAAGTGCCATCGTTTGAGTGAGACCGAAGTTATGGAGGTAGTTGATCGATGGGCCGACGACATAGGTCGCGAAGTTATCGTAGCTATAGTAGATAGTGACCGGGGTGTTCGAGGGCGCCGTCCTTGCCCAGACATAGAATCCGGGGAACTTCGCTAGGTCCGAGGACGCATCAGCTATGGGCGATGCGATCATGAACGCCGCTACCGACAGCTGCCCCGGCAAAATCGGGCCCTCGCCTGCGTCGCCTGAGTTGTTTTGAATGAGGACCTGGACCTCGTCACGCACGAGCGAGAGAGTGACAAGGCCAGGCACCCAGTCGAAGTCGGTAATCCGGAACCGGGTAGGCACGCCATTATCGTTGGCGATCACTACACCGCACTGAGCGAGATAACCATATTCGCCCGACAGCCGGAGGGGCCCAAATTTGCCACCGGCCTCCAGCCACTCGATGTCGATGAGTCTTGCCGCCATCTGGGCTGCCTCGTCGTCCGTAAGCGACATATTCGACTCGAACTGCCATGGATTTTCGGCAAGGCAGTCCCCACGGGCCGGGGACAGGATGTCAATTACCCTGAAGAACTGTGAGGGACTTCGATACCGAACCGAAATCTGCGAATGCAATGGCCTCGTGTCGGCCATGGTGTCGGTGGGGAGTCGGTCATTGACCTTTAGCCCATCGAGCGTAGCGCCCATATCCCCATCGGGGATCGTCACGACAGGTTGCGACCCCCTTGGAATCGCCATGAGGTATCCGTCAATCTCAGTAATGTCGTAGCCCTTCGCGAGGCAGAAGTTATTCATCATCTCCTCGCCCGAAAGCCTATTGTCCTGAGTGAATCCAGTACAAGGGTTCTGACATGCAGAGAAATTGATTCTCGATAGGGGCACGCCGCACAACCTAGCCAAATCGGTCAGGACGTCGGCGTCCGTAACTGATGCCGTCGCGCATTCTACCGTCACATTCTGAGGGATAGTGTTGCCACAGTAGTAGGTATCGAAGCCATTGAGGACGAAATTGGTAAACCCTCTGTTGGCCGAGGTGACCGAGACGCCGTCGTGAGTTGTGATCGTCGAGTCGGCAGCCATCGTGAAGCAAGACTCGGACGGCCCAGGATGGACCGTGATATTATTGGTCACCATCGATGCCGATATCTTCTGCCACCAAAGCGGGTGCGCTCCTCCGGCCGGGTTCTGGATGTTGCCATCCGCAAGCGATGAGTAGAAGTATCCGTCAGAGGCCTTAACGATATCCCCGAAATTATAGGTCACACCCGATTGCCACGGGCTATTGTAGATAGCTGGGTTGGCGTAGATGATCTCATCGCCCGCCCAAATCCGATTGATCGTGATTTTGCGCTCAAGCTGAGAGCCATCAGGGAAGGTAAAGCCTGTTTCGGCAACTACGACGCAGATCGTGCAGAACCAATGCTGGGAAGCGTCTCCCTTCTTGCTGCTGCCTTCATCGACCTCCGTCATGTACTCTCCGTAGGAATTGCGGGCAGCCCAAACGACGCCACAGTTGGCACGTCCAGCACCCCAAACCCGCGCAATTGGCGTCCCGTACGAGACCGTCGAATACCGTTTATCAGCGTAGACGTGCCCAGAGGGTCCAAATATGCCTTCGGCAAGACCGCCGATCGTCGCCCCCCATTCAGCGCCTGCGCCCATGCCTATTCCACCGGCAAGAGAGCCTATCGCGCCCCCAACTACGGCACCGGCAACGCTCCAGCTCATGGTCTACCGATCTCCTTGTCAATCTTTGGTAAGTGGAAGTTTTCGGGGCTAAAATTGGATATTTCCCCCGCATACTGACATCTTGCCAATGTGCGGGAATCCCCGAATCGGAGCCGCCAGATGCTCTTGATGCGGTCCTCTACCGAGTAATCCATAAGCGTCGCCTTAACTCCCCTCTCTTTCCCAGGGATCGCGTGAACGATGGTGTTATTGCCGACGTAAACCGCCATATGGTTAGGCATATGGCTCCAGCGCATAGCCAGGACATCGCCCCTTTGAAGAGGACGGTCACCTTCCTCCAGGTTCTCTTGCGCCCACTTGAGGATGAGGTCAAAGAGATCCGGCTGGGAATTGAGAATATATGGGTAGTCGGTACAGTCGAGTCCCGCCTCGCGAATCCCGCAGATCACGACTCCAGCGCAATCAAGGCCCTTTCGAGGCTCCCTTCCGTGCTTGCTGAACGGAGTCCCAACGTAGGACAGAACAATCCCGGCAAAACGCTCCCGATACCATTCGATTGGCGGGATGCAAGCTGCCGATCCGAAAGGAGCGCTATTGGACATTGGACTTCCCGACCACATTGATGACATCTGGGTTTGGCAGATACCAGCCATGGAAATTCTCGACATTGGTAGTGCTCGGGTTGCTCGCGTTGGGGACGGTCATGCACGTCGCCTTACGTCTATCGCAGCCAAAGCAGAGAGTGGCCACGTCCCCGATCGCTATTTGGTAGGGTGCTGGCGTTCGGAATACGACGCGTGTCACCGTAGCCGGGTTCGCCGCAACCTGCAGCCACCAAGCCCCGGCAGCCGGAACGTGGTTCAGGTTTCCGGCCTGGAGCGAAATCCAGGTGCTGCCGCCGTAGGTCGAATAGTCGCCTAGGGCGTAGACGACGACCGAGGAATAGCCCCCTGGCGTGATCGCAATATGGGCTTTGATTTGCCCAGCCAAGCCATCGTTTGCTCCAGCCGTGAACGTCGCATCTCCGAAGTTGTAGTAGCCGGAGGGCTTTGTTCCGCCCGTGAAATCGACCGTGAATTGGTCTGCCACTCCCGCCGAACACACGGTCATGGATGTCGACATCGCCGCCCTGACGGTTTGAGAAGGATCGCAGCGAATGTCGCCAAATCGCAGGACATCGCAGTTGGCCGAATAGACGCGACCGGTCGTCTGCTTGAGAATCGACTTGATCGAGAGCAAGACAAATTTCATGCCTGTGTCTGTCGTCTGAACCCGTGAGCATCGGTAGGTACCAATAATCATGGCGCCCGCACTCGGATTAAGATAGTCAATCTCGAATAGCGTCCACCAAGAGTTGTTGTATCGTGTGCCGCGCACATCCGTGGATGTCACATAGTTGAGGGCATCATTCAGGATCGTCGCGACTTCGAAGTCATCTACGCCCGTTCCCGCCTCTTGGTGGACGTTCGATGCGTCGGCGCCTTGGAGCGTTTGGTAGGTAAGGCCATTGAACGAGAACTGGTAAGGGGTGTCAGTAAGCCCAAATTGCGAGCCGTCTTGTCTTTGAATTAAAACCGCCGCGCACCTACTTGCCGACGTGAGAAGGCCAGGCGGGTGCGTCCTCGTCGTGATGAGCTGAGGGCCCGCTTGGAGCATGATTCCAGTCGTCGCGTATCCCGTACCGCCTATGCCCGACCACGAGTAGGTAATCAGGGAAGTCGAGGGGGCAGTGACGTATGAGCTTGCCGCGCCAAAAGAGGATCCAACCGCATCGCTTGTCGCCAATGTCAGTCCACCGCCTGGAGTCGGAACCGTGGACGAATTGTAGGCGATGAACGTTGTGACAATGTCTCCCAGATTGGGAGTGAATTGGTAGGAGCCGCCGCCTGGAGTCGGGCTGCCAAACTCAGCATCGAACGATACAAGCTCGACCTCGCCCGTAGTGTTATTCCAGGACTCGACAAGGGCGATGATGTTGGTCGCATATTGGCACTCGATGACGACGGGAAAGGTCCCAACTGGAGGCCGCACGAGCTTGTAAACAATCGTCTCGACGTTGCCGTAGGTAAAGGCATTGGCGCTCAAAGGAACCACCGTGAGAGGGATGCCATTGTAGGTGACGGATGTAATCCAGGCAGGATCAAACCAGTTGTAGGCGATTTTGACCGTTAGCGTCAGGTTTAGCCCAGCGCATGTGTGATCGCCGGACAGTACCGTGTTGGACGACACCGCCAAGGGTGTTGCCGAATCGAGAGAAGCAAGAAGGGACATGGCTTATTCGTTGAAGCACTCGATAAAGTCTGGCCTGATGGCGCCGATAATGGAATCAAGCTCCATGGCGAACTCCTCACCATAGAAGCGGACGCACATATAGACCCAACCCGTGATGACTACGGTATAGGTGTTGGCTGGTGCCACGGCAAAGGTGAAGGCCCCCGTCAGGGCATTGACGGTGTAGTCTGTTCCCTCGGCCATGGTGACGCCGTCGACCTCGACCGTCCAGGATGTTAATGTCGTTCCAGGCCAGCGCCCAGCAAGCTCAACAGGGATCGCCACGCCAGTTGGAACCGGGTGGAGCAGGGGCTTGAAGGTCGAGTATGTCGAGTCCCCTACCGTCACTCCGCACTGGAACACCGTCGTCGAGCCATCTCCAACCCCTATCTGCTGGGCATTGAGATAGCACTCGTCACGGTCCCATAGGAGGAACGAATAGGTAGTCTGCACCCTCCCGTCGTAGAAGTTGTTTAGGTAGATCCGGTCGCTCTGCTCAAGGTTCTCGAAGGGGATCGAGTATTTATGCCTTGGCCAAGGCGAGCGAGCGAACCTGGACTCACTGAAGCTCTTTGTATCCGTGATCGAGACGTTTGACAGGCGAGAGGGCTTCCAGCCATTTACCGAGATGGTGGAGTTCAGGACGACGTTGTGGAATGGCATTGGTTATCTCGCGTTGTGTGCAGCCCTCAGGTGCTTAAAGATGCGGTCGGCATGCTGCTTGGCCGACAATTGGTTTCGCTCCGACGCATCGCCATGGATGTGGATGCCGCCTACGTCGTAGTTGTGGTTGACCGTGCCGCCTAGCTTGTCGTTGGAAGTGACGCTTCCAGACCGACTGCCCATGTTGATGATTTCGGGCCCGCGCTCGCCGACCAGGATGTTGCCGCCGGAGAAGTTCCCGCCGTCAGCGAAGTGGGGAATAAAAGGCGCGAACTGGCTCAAGCTTCCAAGAAACCCTCCTAAACCTTGGCTCCCAGAGGAGCCGCCAAGAGTCGACAGGAATCCGGAGTCCCCCCCCGAGGTCCCTGGCGTGGCCGGATCTGAACCTGTAAGAGCCTGGGTGTTCTGGTTGAGAGCTGCGATGTTCTTGTTGATCGCCGCAACCATAGGGTCCTGCTTTTTGAGGCCCAGAACCTTGTCTAGGCCCTCCTTGGCCTTCGATTGTACTAACTTAACCGCATCGTCCTTGACTGTCGATTGGACGCTCTGTTGGAGGTAGCCGCCTAGCCCGCGAGTGCCATGCTCCATGATGCGCTGCACGCCCCCGCTGATGATCGAGGCGCCTTGCTCAGCTATCTCGTTCAGATGCTCGCGGATCGCCTTGACCTTTGCGACGTAGTCCTGGAGTTGGACGATCTGCGTCGCTTGATCTTTGGTCATCTTCTGGCCAGTCTCGTCGAACTGCAGGGCCTGGACCCTCGCCTCCTTGGATGCCTTGCCGTAGTTGTCAAGCTCCTTGGTCAAGGTCCGCATAGCCGAAGCGAAGGTATCGAGATACCGCTTCTTCTGAGCCGCTGCGGCCTCGCTGCCATCGTCGAACGCTGCCTTGGAAGGATCGACGGACGCTGCCGCTTTGTTCTTCTCGTCCCTGTACTTCTGGGCAAGCTCACTGCCATCATCGAAGACGGCCTCAGACCCATCGTATTGCGCGGCCTTGAGGTCCTTTGCCGCCTTTGCAAGCGCCTTGATACCCGCGATATGAGTTGGGTCCGTGAGGGCCGCGAAGGCCTTCCCGTATTTCTCCAGTGCGATAGCGTCCTCGTCCGAGGTGGCCTTGGCAATAAGGACGTCGGCATTTGCCTTGGCAACGTCCTTATTGAGACCCTGGATCTCCTCCTTATATGCCTTGAGCGCCTCCGTCGCGGCCTTCCGCGCCTCTGTAAGGCGCGTCATGGCCAAAACATCGGCTGAGTCCTTCTGCTGGGGTGAGAGCTTCTCGTAGGCGGTGCCGTAAAGCGACATAGCCGCATGTTCACGGTTCGCCGCTCCCAGTTGCTTCATTGCGAGAGCGAGTCCTCTGGCCTTTTGCGCGTCGGTCGCGAATTCCCCAAAGAGCAGCTCGTCTTTCATCGCCGCCGAATCGGACTCATTTCCGTACATGCGGATCGTCAGGCCTAGGGACTGGAGCCGATCCTTGAGCCCTTGCAACCGTTGATCCTGTTCGCGCTGTGCGTCAGACTGCTTGCCGCCTGAAGACGAACCGTCCGCGCCTGAAGACGAACCGTCCCCGCCGCCAGTTGAGCCGGGCTTAGGCTTCCCTGCTTTCTTGGCCGCATCGATCGCATTTAGCTCAGCCAGATAGGAGCGCAGTTCAGCCGCCGCTTTCTGACGATCGGCTTTTTCCTTCCGCATTTTGAAAGCCGCGGGACTATTCCACTTTCCGTAAAACCCTGGGGCGCCTGTCTCAGCCTCAGCTTGCTGTTCGTCGCCAGTTTTGTGTTGACCGCCAGAAACATCAAAGAGATCGGACATCCCTCCGAGCTTTCCGTAAAGCTGAGAGCCGAAGTTATCGTAGCCGTTTTCCTGTGCCCCCTCATCAAATTTCTTGCTGATGAGCGATCCAACCTCCCATCCACCATAAGCGGCCACGGCCACCGACAGTCCGGTCATGGCAAGCCGTGCTCCGTTAATTTCCGTTTTCAGAGCGGCGAACAGGCCAGCGGCTCTCGTCGCGCCTGCGCCGGCGGTAGCAAGCCCTCCAGCGGCGGCATTTCCAGCGGGGACCGTCAGCCATAGGGCCAAGTTCATCCCCACGTTCGCGCCCTTGGCCAATACCATCGCCTTCTCTAGGAGTCCAAACGCGGTGATGACAGGTCCGATAGCAGCTAGAAGTAAAGCGAGCCGCACAATTATAAGCTGAGTGTCTTTGTCTAGTCCCGCAAACTCGTCGGCAAGGTCCTTTATGTCAAGTGCAAGGACTTGTGCTATGGGAGAAAGGGAATGTCCGAGGGATATTCCAGCGGCTTCGATAGATGCAAGAGTCTTCTTGAAGTCCTGCATCTCCCCTTCATCGGTAATGCCCATCGCCCTGGCGAGTGAGTCAGCGGAATGGGCCACTTCATCAAAGGACCTTCTGGAGTCCTCTAGGTTGTCACCAAGCCCCGCTAAAGCAGCCTTCCAGGAATTCTGGGTAGTGAAAAGGCGAGTGAGTGACACGTTATGAGCGTCGGCAGCCGCCTTGACGCGCACAAGAGCGCCAAATAGGTCGGTCTGCATTTCATGCGCAACCTCAGCCGCGCTCATGTGAATTAGCTTGAAGTCGGCCTGAGCTGCCTTCGAGGGCTTCTCAAGGTTCTGGAGCATGCGAGCAAGGCCCGTGGTTGCCTGGGGTACCGTCGCCCCCTCTTTCGTCATCGCCGCGATTGCACCAGCAACCTGATCGAAAGGAATCTTCATCGCCGAAGCGATAGGTAAGAGCTTGCCGAGATTGGTAGTTAATGTCTCGGTATCAAAATTCCCCACGCGCGTGGCGGCGACCAATATATCTGATGCGTGCGCCGCCGTCATATTTGCGCTGGCGTAGTCGTGAAGCACGAACGTAAGAGCTTTGGCATTGGAAAGGGTTTCCCCCATCCCGATCGCAGACATCTTGCCAGCCTCAGTAAGGACTTCCATGGCCCTACCGCTGCCTTTAATCTCATTCGCTACGTAGAAGAGGCCCTTCGCCAATTCGGTGGGCATAATGCCAATTTTTGGGCCGAGAGCAAGGATCTCCTTACCCCACTCTTGGGTCTGCTGTTTGCTGATTCCCGAGAGTGCCTGCACCTTCGTCATGGCTGCATCGAACTGAGTCGCCACGTATATGCTTGCCGCGCCCGCAGCGAGGATCGGAACGGTAACGTCCCTCGTGAGTGCGCGTCCGACCTGCATTCCGGCTGTGCCAAGGGCGCTTTGCCCGATACCTCTGCCATCCCCGCCAGCCCCACCGCCGCCCACATTCACCGTGCCTGGCTTCAGAGTCCGCATCCGCGCCAGTTCGGCGTTCAATGCCGCTATCTGCGGCTCTGCCGCTGCCGCCGACGTTCCCAGGTCACCGACGTTTACCGCCGAGTCTTGGGCCTTTGTGCCATAGTTGGCGATGTTCTGTGAGGCGAACGACCTATTCAGGGAGGAGACACTTCGCTGGAGAGTCGCGAACTCAGCCGAGAGTGCAGAGGCAGGCCCCACCATTGAGGCTAGGGCCGCTGCATAGGCCCCGGCTTTGGCGACGTCCATGGCCCCATCGAGAGCCCCCGCCCCCTTCGCGCATGCCCTTAATCCGGCCGCCAAGGCCCTGGACTCGGTTGCCGCAGGCCCTAGGACTCCCGCAAGGGCCGAGACTCGTTCCATGAGTCCATCGACAGCCGTCCCAGCATCCGTCGCCGCATCGGTTGTTGCGACGAGACCCGCCTTGACTCGGTTATTGGCCGTCTGAAAGTTGGAGTCGTTGCCCGTATATAGGACATTCATCTCAGCAATAGTTGGCATAGTGAAACTCGATCGGAAACGAAAAAGCCCAGCCGTCTTTCAACGACTAGGCCCGGTGCAATTGCAATATCGAAGCTAGGCGGCTTTAGGCACGCGTGTGGCCCACTTCTTTTCTATCCAGATAAGTCCCTTTCCGGTTATGAGGACGCGCGAATAGGTCCGGAGTCGCGTTAGAATGAGGACATGTGGCAATGTCCAACGTGTCTGAACAAATACCCGGCGAGAGGTAAGAGGTGCCGCGCCTGCGGGGCCATCGCACCATACGCACGCACGACTAAAGGGGCTACGATGCGAGAACGTCGCATAGGTACCGTCCTGGGAGCAATGATCCTTGCCGTCTTCTCATATATCTATCTGGCGGGAGGTTGTGTGAGATCCGCAACCCCGAACGAGCCGCCATTTTCCCGGCGCCGCGAAAATGGTCAGCCGCAAGCTATCGCCCGGTCAGACGATGACAAATACGCTGACGCTCAATCCACCCTGAAACATTGGACAGGTGACGAGGCGGCCTATGAACACGCCACATCCGAACTATCCTCTATTCAGCCATCCAGTAAGGCCCGCAAAGCCGCTCAAATCCTCCTCAATAAATGGAATCAGAGAAAGAAGGGCTATGCCCACCGAGTAGCTGTGGAATCTAGGCGAAATGGGGGCCTCGAATGGACTGAACTCGACGAGGAAGCACCCATGGGAAGAGGAACGAGGAGGGTTCTCGCCATTAGATCAGACGGCGAATTTGAATTACAGCCCCCATACCCAGATCCGCAACGAGCGATGCTTATAATGCGCAGGGATCCCAAATACGGGCATGACGTGATTCTAAAAATAGAACGAGGACAGATATTAACGGGCGTTGACGAAATCTCAATTCGCGTTAAATTTGGCGACAATCCCGAACAAACCTTCGAGGCAACCGGCCCCGCAGACTATGACACAACGACGATGTTCATACACGGATATGACAGATTTATTCAAGGCTTGAGGCACTCGAACTCAGCATCAATAGAGATTCCGCTTTACGATGATGGAGAACGGGTCATGACCTTCAAATGGGATACATTCCCATGGTGATTTCTGCGGGCGTTTGGTATGCAGTCCCGAGGGAAGCCAGGTTATTGAGCAGGGAACCGTCGACGATAGGCGTTGTAGTGGGCCTCCTGATAGGCGTTGTAGCAGGCCATAATTACTCGGTTTAGGCCGGGGTAGTCGTCGATTCCCCAGATCCAGGCAACGTCTCGGAGTGGATCCACCCGCCGGCCTTTGCCGTCGTGAATCTGCATGAAGGCTGGAGCCCACCAGGGGCACGCGCAAACCCCCTCCACGTACGACGGGAAGCCGCCGCCGTAGAGGATATAGAGCCACTCCTCGAAGTCCCTTACTTCGCTTTTGGGACGAGAGGCACCGCAGCGACCGCATCGAGAATCGCCTTCAGGAACTCGCTTTGGGCCTCAGAGTTAAAGAGGGCATCAGGCTCAAGAGGCATAGGATTCCCCTCGTCGTCCGTGATGTTGGTTGCCGCGATCTCGTCGCAGAATGTCTCGCACAGGGAATATCGTTCGTTGTTGGCGAGTGCGAATTCTGCTTGGTCATATATCTGCTGAAGGTCGGAGATGGCCTCCTGCTGGTCTTCCTCGCCAGCCTTCTTGGCCTTCTGCTTCTCGATCGCGGTCCCAAGCGAATCACGCAGATTAAGGATCTGGTTACGGGCCTCGATGATCCGCCTGGGATCCTTGTAAAGCCGATGGGTGACCTGAATTTCGATGCCAAAGAGGGAAATGGTCAGTTCTCTAATGGCCAGATGAGCGAATACTTGATAGGTAGGCATGATAATTTAGGGCCCTGCCTCTATGAGGGAAGCAGGGCCTGGGGAAGCGTTGGGCACTGTCCTTAGGCCGTGGCGTAGGACGTAAGCTCGTTGATTGCTGTGACTCGCCGGACGAAAATGCCGTTCAAGTCGAAGAGGTTCTCAAGGTCAAACTCGCAGGATCGGATGTTCTCCCCTGCGTCGGCGTTGGCCGACTTCCAGTTGATGGCGCAATAGTAGTCGAAGGCGAGCGACCGGTTGACGCCAGAAGAGGCGATTAGGGGGCCAGTAAACATGACCCTAAAGTAAAGCCCAACCAGCGACGTAGCCTGAGAGTCCGCGATAAATGCCGCGACCTCACTGGTGTAGGCGAGCATGAAGCTCTGAACGTGCTTTTGGCCCTCCGCGTTCTTCTCGACGATGCCTGCCGCTCCGACATCGCTCGTATTCTGCCGCCAGTAGAGCTGATGGCGCTCAGAGACTTCCAAATCTGTCTTGAATTGGTTGATGGGAGTAGTAGGCGCTCCGTCGAGTCCTGCAAGGGAGGTCGACCAACCGATTGAGATATCGCCAGGCTGCACTTCGTACGACTGATTCATTTTCATGCCGCCAACGGTCGTATGTGCGATCGTGCAGCCTGGACTCGAACCTCCCACGATGGCCGAAACCAAGACCGAAAGCGTTTCGAGCGGGAGGCCCGTTGGCGAAGTCATCGTGTAGGGACCGCCCGCCGAACCCGATACCGTTGCCGATGCCCAGTTGCCCCCAAGGGTCCTAAGTGCGGTCTGCCATGACGCGGCGGTGGTCGTCGCCGTGTAGGAGATCGCTGACGATTGGATGTTGTCCGAAACGAGAATGATCGTCATGCTCGTGGGAGTTCCGCTAACCGTCGCAGTCTGAACGTCGTTTTGGCCGGTGGAGGCAGTGACAGGAGTGCCGCTTATAGCATCGATGATCGCCTTGGAATAGCCGGTCACGTCGAGCGTGCAGGCCTTGTCCTTGGCGGTGCCGATCTTGTAGCTAGAGAATACAAAGCCGTTAGCCTTTTGGACACGATCGGCAGAACTACCCGGCTGTTCGATGGTGTACGACTGGAATGCGTCAGCATTGTAGGCACTCGACTCCCAGACGTGCTGGTAAACGCCTGAGACCGGCGTACCTCCAGGGGAGTAGGCGCCCTCAGTAGGAGCGCCCTCGATCGACGAGAGCATATAGCCAAAGTCGATATAGTCCAGGATGCACTTGGCGCTGAACTTGGCCGACTCCTTAATGAGAGTCCTCCGAACGCCATATTTCATGCCCTGGATACCCGTGGTACTGAACTCCTGGACGGGCTCAAGCACACCGCTTTGGATGTTGATGAACATTCGAGTTGCAGCCGCATTCGTGCCAAAGCTCGACTCGATTCCGAATTGGGCCTTGACCAGGCTAAGATAGGGTACTCCCATGTTGTTGCTCCTTGATAGGTGTTACTGAACTCTCAACTGGTACCAATGCCCTAGACAAAGGCTATAGTCTCCAATGGTCGGTTCGGTCATGTCGTAGGCCGATAACTCAAAGGCCGTGAACTGCGAGGTACGCCCGTCGCCTAGAGTGAACATTTCGTTCCTCGCGTCGAGCAAGGTTACAAGCCGGAGTTGCGCGGCCTTTAGCGTGCCAAGCGTGCCGCCGACCCTGTCGATGCCGCCGCCTCGCTGGCGGTCGACGATGCAGACCACCACCTTTGGCGCCGACTCCACGCGTCCTGCTCTACCGTCCTGGCGCTTGAGGTCGCGTCCCTGGGACTGAACCCACCAACGGATGCAGGGAAAGCAGTCAACCCAGGCGGTTGGTGACGAGGTCGGATCGTTTCCGACGTTGTCGTTTATTAGCGATCGATAGGGATAGCCGTCGCTTCCGTTCGCGACATCATAGAACGAGTAGGTAAGGTCGGCTGACCATTCGACGTTAGTGACTCGGTCTGGATGGCTTGCCCAGAATCCTCCAGGCGCGTACTCCTGGAGGAAGGCGTCCCCACTCAGGACGTGATAGAGCCACTCATCGATATCCGATGCTAGAAAGGGTTGTCCTGCTGCCATTTATAAGATCCTTGACAGGGCTGCGGGAATCGAGGCGACGTAAGTCACGACGGCCTCGTCCCCTGCTTCAGATGCAGGGCCAAGGAAGGGTCTTGGGGCCATGATCGGTGTTCCCATTTCGAGATATTCGCCATACTTCTCGCCCACGACGACAGCCGCGCCAACGCCGCCCACCGCCTCCTCGTCTACTTCGATCGACTTGACGAGCTTTCCGAATTGATTGACCGGCGACTCGCCTGGTGCCGACGAGCGGTTAGGAAGCTGGGGGTATTTCCGTCCGCTTCCTTCCTGCTCCTCGATACGGCGCCTCGCATCCTCCGCAGTCGTTTCGGCACCCACGAGGCATGCCTTGGCAAGTGACTCAGCCAGAACGGCCTCGACCCTTTCGAAATTATCGATGCGGAGGGATGCGGTGACGCCCATTAGATTGTGGGGATGCTGGCGACCGGCAATGGCTCAGTCACGGTTGACCCGTCGCTCTCCTCGATCGTCACGGTTGCTGAGACAGGCTTCCGGGGCTTTGCCGGAGGCGATGCCGGGGCTGCGTCCGAGGATGGCGTCTCCGGCACTGAGACGTCCGGCGACTGTCCGGGAGTAGCCGCCCCCGGCCCAGTGATCTCCTCAAAAAGTCCGGCGTCGATGAAGTCCTGATAGGTCCCTCCAAAGTCGTCGGGGTTGACTTCGAGAACCGTTCCCGGCTCGATATGCTTCTCCTGGAAGCCAAAATTTTTCAAAGCTCTGATGGTTTTCATTACTGGATTTCCGTGTCGAATTCGAACCCTAGGCCAAGAAGGAGACACAGCTTATAGACAAGCCGCAATTTCCAGCCGTGGCCTCGCGGGCGAACGACGAAGCGAACCTCGATATCTGGGATTTTTGCCATTACTGGACCTTCTTGCAGTCGAAGACGAGCTGGACTGCATTGCCTTGGATCTCGTCGGACCCAATGATTTCGTAGACCGGCCCTCCAATGATTTGAATGCGCTTGGTAGCATCCACGGGCGTTCCTATGGGCACGGCTATCTTGAATCGGGACTCGCCCTGAGCGATGCCTGCCTGCTCGTCTGGCGTCGAGAATATGCGATCGCGCCAGGCGACGCACGGCCAACCGGGTGTCCACAAGCCAGGGCTGGCCGAGGGCTCATTGTCGAGGTTGTTCACCTTGGTCGAGTGATAGACCTTTGAGTCGGCGCCCTGAGCGACTTCGCCCGCATCATAGGTCGTAGAACTAGACCAAGCTGGAGCTGCGACGGGACCCCAAACGGTCTTGGCCTGGGTTCGGCCTCCCGCGTTATTGGAGGCCGCTCCCTGGCGTGAGAGGATATTGCAGGCCTGCGGCATGAGCTTGGTGGCTCTTGCCGCAAGCCTTGATGTTAGGCGGCTCAATACTGCCCCGTTCCCCAGACATTTATTCGCCTGGGCTTGGGTGAGGCCGTCGCGAAGGTTGTCAGGCCTGGAGCCGACGACTGGACGAAGGAGATTAGGGCGAGACAGGCGTTAGCCTCTCGCTCCCATCTCGCCTTTTCTCCGACGTTTCCGTCTGCGTCAGGATCACCCATTTTGGCGAACTGGCGTTCCACGGTCGGCAACTTCTCAGACGTGACGTCAAAGTTCAGGCCACCCGTGGAGAGGGGGGTAATGATGCGAGCGCAGACGTAGAGACCGACCGCCTCATTGAGATTAAGGAGGTCCTCGCCTGTCACTGTATTGTAGGTTTGGTCGTACCCTTGGAGGCACTTCCTAATGACGCTCGCGATTTCGAAGTCGAGGGCGCCCCCTGCGACATCGATCTCTGCGAGCGTGTCTTGCAGCCGCAGCGTAATGTACGGGTAGATGTTCGGGTAGGCGCCCATCGATCGTTACTCCTTCGGCGACTCAGCCAGTTTTGCCCTGATGGCGTCGGCGATGTCCGCGTTCCTCGCAACCTTTGGGAACTCAGGTAGCCCAAGCTCTAGGGCCTTTGCTCGAAGCTCTGGTTGCTTCATGCCCCTGAATTCGTCCTTGAAAGCAGCATTGGGCGCCCTCGCGTCGGCAGTGCTTGGCACTCCATCGGCTGGGACTTCTGTCCCCGTCTTGGGGATGCTATCACCCTCCATTGTCTGCGGCCCTTCAGCCTTTGGGGCAGGAGCCGGGGCAGCGGCAAGATTCGACAGGGTGAGCTTCTTGCCGCCGAGCTGTGGGTCTTCGGGACCACTGACCTCAAGGATTTCGAGGCGAGGCTTTTCCTTGGAGGCTTCGGCCTGGATTTCCTCCGTGAGTTCGTCCTTGGTCAAAAGATGATGGGATACATTATTGAAAACGAGTGCGCCCACCGAAATCCAAAAACCTGTGAGGCTGCGTACTGCGTAGAGCATAAATTCTCCTTGTGAGATGCCAAAGGGGGCCCCAAAATTGAGGCCCCCCTTGATGCCAAAGGGGTTTTCCCCGTCGGCGACTAGGCGGTTGAGCCTATGGCGGTCTGCCAAAGTCCGTAGCCCTGGACGTATCGTCCGCGAGGTCCGAACCTGAACTTCTCCTTGATGCGGGCGTTTGGTTCGAGCATGTCACTCTCGACCGTGATCGGCACGTCAGATCGGCTCTGAATGACGATCGGCTTGACGATCTTCGAGGTGTCGAGCAAAAACCAGTGGTTCGCGTAGGTATTGATGAGGTACGGATTCACCACGAGGCGATACCGGCCCTTGAAATAGTTGTTGAACGGGGTGTAGGCGGTGGCGCCAGTGGAGGCGGTTCCGTCACCCGGTACGTGGACGACGATCTCGGAGCCGATAAGGTCCGAGGCGAGTCGGGCATTGGAAGGTCCTACTACCAATGTGTCGGGGACGATCTCCATGGGAACGCCCTTGTCGTCGACAAACGCCATCATCGTTTGCTCGGCGGTCGTCAGAGCCGCGTCGCTAAGAGGCGAGGACGTGATATTGGACTGCGTTCCGGAACTGCCTTCAGAGTGGGATGCGCTGAAGAAGTTCTGGCCGTCGTAGCAAAGGTTCGAGGCGCCAGTCGCGAGGCCCTGATAGGCAAGCTGATTCCAGTGCCGCACTGGCTCAGCGCCCAACGCTCGCACGCGGAGCATGATGAGGTCGTACTGATCATCCTCAATCGCTCGTCGATCGATCGCGAGCATGCCCTTGTAGACGATGTCCTGGAGAGAGTAGGTCTTTTCCAAGATGCCCTGCTCGCGGACTTCGTCATAGAACTGTTCCATGAGTGCGCCTCGCCCCAAAAAGCCATACTGCTGGATGGGAAGGGTGGTGGGAATCTCGGTGGCGATGAACTGCCACGAGGCCTTTTCATTCGCCTGGAAATACGCTTGATCAAAATTCGTCTTCATGCCCGCAAGCGTTAGGGCAAGAATGTCACTGTCAACTACTGCCAATTTGGTGTCTCCTTGGTGGCTGGATTCGGCAAAATAAGGGCTCTCTACCTAGACGGCAGAGAGCCCTTTTAGGGGAGGGTATGCGCTCGTTACTGGACGGCGCGGTCGATTCGTACGCGAACCACGGTCGAGGAAACGTACTCGGTCACGTAACCTACGAGCTGGTTATTGGTGGACGTCTGCGTCACGGTGTTGTCGTCCGACGCGTAGACCGCCGACCCCACCCACGTCTGAGCCGCGCCCGTAGTGTTGAAGAGGTACGAACCACTCTTATTGACACGGAACTGGAATGCGTTTGCCGAACCGGCTGAGTTCAAGGCAGACTCGTAGGCGACTCCCACGAACACGTCAGTCGAGGTACCGGACCTCGAGGGGTAGGCGTACCCGTCCGCAGCTCGGACGGATACGAGTGCCCCCTTGTAGATATTGACGGCACCGGGGCCATAGTGCTGGACCTGGCCATCCTTTCGATAGCCCTCATAAGCGGCTGTAAGTGCGCTCAATTACTTTGCCTCCTTGTTGACGAGGTGAGTCTTGGCGAAGGCTTCCTGGTCCTCAGGCGTCTTCATTCCCATCTTCAACCCCATATCCTGTTCTGCCTTGGTGAGCTGATCCCATGGCTTCTTGTCTTGGGCTGCGGTGTCGATGTCGGCTGGAGCCGCGATCGTTCCGGTTGGCGCCGTCTGACGTCCGGCCGGCTTGTCGGGATTCAGTCCGAATTGGGCGTCTGCCTGGGCTCGCCAGGAGTTGCGAAGCGCCTCTACAGTCGCCGCAGGCATCAAATCAACCTGAGACGCGATCGCAGGGCCCGCCTCGGCCCCGTAGGCCCTCACGGCCTGGGCCTTTGCATCGCCACGAATGTCAGCAAGGTACTTGTCGCCAAGTCGCTTGGCTTCCATGACCTTTTCGACATCAACTGCCGTCCTGATTCCGGCTGCCTCGCAGGCCATGAAAAGGGGATTGTCGGCAATCCGGCTCGTGACTTCGGCGTCGACCTGCTGGGCCATCAACGCCGCCATTTCCTCGGGCTCCTCAGATTCGGCACTGACGACGGCGACGGCCATCTTGCCAAGCCCGAACCGTGTGAGGGCGCGAACTAGAAGGTTCTTCATATGTTTTGGTTCTCCCGGTCCTTTCAGGACCTTGATGCCCGCGCCACTTGGGCCGGTGCCTCCGCTCGTCGCGGAAATCGTTGTGTTTTGGGGTGTGACCGCCGCTGGAGCCGTAATCTTGGGCTCTGGGGTGATCACGGTGCCTGAAATTGCCAGCGTTAAGGCATCTCCTTGCCCTTTTGTGGCCATTTCCGGCGTTTTGGGGGCCTGAGAGGCGGCACACGCCTGGAGAAGTGCGTTAAATGCCTCGTCAACGGTTGAAATCGCATCGACTAGACCCTTTTGGACGGCTTCGGCGCCTACCCACACCTGGCCAGTGGCTAAGGCCTTGACCTTTTCGGGTGTCATGCCCCTTCCAGCCATCAAAGCCTGCAAGAAATGCTGATTCATGTCCAGCACAACCCGCCTAAAGTCTGCGAGCTGGTCATCAGAGATCGGTACACCATCAACGCCCGCGCCCTTCATGAGGCCGTCTGACTTGATGAGGTGGACTTTGATGCCGTCGTTGGCCGCTTGCTCGCTGGAATCCTCCAAAACCATGTAGGTGCCGATCGATCCGACTACCGCCATGGAGTTGGCATAGACCTTGGTCGACTGGGAGCCGACCCACAAGGCTGCAGAGCAAGTCTGGTCTTCGAAGAAGGCGTAAACTGGCTTTAGTTTCGCGGCCTTGGCAATCGCCTGGGCTAAATCCGAGGTTCCGGCGACACTCCCTCCCGGCGAATCGATGATAAGGAAGATCCCTTTGACATCTGGATCCGCTGAGGCCTGATTTACCTTGCGTCTGAGCCTGGATGTCGAGGTTCCTGAGCCCCAGGAGGTGTCGGCCTTGGTCATTGGACCGCTTAGGCTTAGGACGGCAATCCCATTCGAGAACTCAAAGGGCTTCGATGGCGAATCTTGGGACGGGCCCGCGGCCTCTTCCTCAGACCTCCTTTGGGCTTCGTATTCCTGGCGGTGACGCCCGGCGTCAACCTGAAGGAGCATCTTCCAGAACTGGCGTGCGCTCGCTTCCTCGATGCACCAATGGGCCCCGTGAGGGATAACGGCGTAGGTCAGATTATCTTGGATCATTAGGGTTCCTTATGGTTTGGGGTCACTGGATGTCTGATCGTCGTCTGCGGGATTGTCAGAGTCGTCTTCCTGGGGCCTCGTCTTGCTGTCCTGCTTCTTGGCCTTGTCTGTTTTGCCGCCCTGGTTTTCCGGGGGAGCTGTGCCGGGAGTGCCACCGCCCGACTTCGATTCAAGTGCCCCCGGCATCGCAGGACCCACAGGACCGGATCCGGTAATGGTGATTGAGGCCTCGTCGTTCGAGACCCATCCAAGCTGGACTTTGCGTGCCTCGTTCTCGATACGTATTGACTCGGCCTGGGCCTCGATCATGCCGTCCGTCGTTCGGATCTTCGAAACCTTGGCGACCGCCTTGAGAGGAAGGCCCAAGAGCTGGAGGTGAAGCTGAGCGCAGCGACATAGGACATTGACGACGATGTTCCGAACGCTCTCCAGCCCGGCTGAGTAGATCGCCCATTCGACAGTGGTGTAGGTCTGGGTCGAACCATCATTGATGCCCATCAGAGTCGGCAGAGACTTGAGCGACTGGACTAAGCGCTGGCGCAAATACTCTATAACCGGCTCTAGGGCCCTAAAGGCGCCCGTCGATTCGAGGATCTTCAGATTGCCGGCCGCATCGTAAAAGAGGTTGTCCGAGGCTTTGAGCTTCGACACGGCCTCTACCGTATCTTGGATCCTCGCGTTTACCCAGTTGGTAGCGGCAAAGTCGCCGCTATTGTCCTTGAGGCCCATCGTCTCTGTCGCGATTTTGTATAGCTCTTGGAAGTTGGACCCAAGCGCCAGGCGCGGCCATGCCCCATTGTGGATAGCATCCCGCAAGTCCTGGATCATCGCGAGATCGCAAAGGCACTCGAAGGCCGCAACCGCAAATGGCGCTCGCCCATAGGGATCGTCGATGACCGCGTCCATGGTTCTCCAAAAGAAGGTGTCGCGAGAAAGCACGGCATATCCCTGGTATGTCTCCTTCGGCTTCTTAATGAAGAGTTGGCGCTGGAGAGGCAAAATGCGGGTCGTCTTAAAGTCCCTGTGAAAGAAGATGGTTAGCGAGTCGACTGGCCAGACGCAATGAACGCCGGTCATTGACGGCCCCGGCTCCGCTTCTGCACAAACCAGGCCAGTGAGCATCGCCTGTTGGGTGAGCTGAGACATCAAGCCAACAAGACCCCCGATCTCCTCAGGCAAGGACTCCCACAACGCCTCGATCGCCGCCGTACCCTCGACATCCACAATCTCGCCTTTCTTGGGCGTTCCGGGGGTAACAGCAATGATCTGAGTATCACCTTCGCCGCATGTCAGCCTTAGAGTGTTCCAGAGAGCAAGCCCTACAGATGGATGGATGTCCGGGAGGAGAGAGAGCAGGCGCAGGGGAGAATCAGCCGCAAACTTCCAAAAGCCCTCTTGGCCACCCTCGATCGAGTGACCGCCGCCCGTCCCCACGACCCGTCTTGGAATGACGCCGTAGGGGTACTGGTAAGGCTGGGTTTCCCTTCCCGCGTTCGTTTTCCCTGTGACGGGTGGGACTCCAATTGGGTAGCTTGTCATCGTCTTTTGGTTCCGTGAATCCTGTCTGCAGGAGGGGTCGAAAGGAATTGGCGTTGGGCATCAGCCATCATGCCGTAGCGAAAATCATCGTAGAAGTCGTCGCCGCCTTCGCCCTCGTCGTCGCAGTCGACCTTGAGGACATCCTCAGGCCTGTGCGGGTCATGGACAAGCGCCGGCAGGCACTCGATCAGCCGCACGCAGGTTTCGAAAATGAAGACCCTTGGCGGGATTGGAGTCGGTTCTAGGTCTGGATCCCCTAGGGCCGCAAGGATCTCGGCCGCACCGTTGATCCTATCGATGTTCGCTGGAGTCAAGGTCAGGCCCAACTCGGCATAGTCTTCGGCAATCGTCTGGGACTTATCCCCAGTCGGATTTTTTCGGCCAGTATCCGCGAACACGTCATGGCCGCTGGCGATACACCTGAGGTTCCCCAGGGTCCGCCCGCTCCCCCATCTCGACTCGACCATCTCTTGAATCCCCTGGGCATGGACCTTCGGCAAGCACTTACGCCGCCCATACTCGCCCCAGACGAGGCGGTTGCCGTCCCCATCCCTTGCGAAGGCATGCGAGCTTGTGTAGTGGGTGAACCCATAGTCGAAACTCGCCCATGTACTCCAGTCGAGAGGAATCTCGTACGGAGGGATGACGTGAATGGAGACCCGGAACGGGGTGAAGAATTGGCCCGCCGCAATATCCCAGTCCCCATGGAGATATGCTCGACGCTCCCAGCCGGTAAGAGCCTCAAGGATCTTTCGGTAGTCGGCGTTTACCCAGTCGTTGTCGTAGACCGTCGCTGCAATGAACCTAGTCTCAGTCTCTTGCCCCTTGCGGAAAGGAGTAATGAACCGCGCCTTGAACCAGCCATGCCCCACGCCGCCAGGGTTGGTCGTACAGTAGATCCTTGGCCTCCAATCCTGCTTCGAGGTTCGGCAGCAAGTCTTGATGAACTTGTACTTGTCATGCGTCAGGGTCGTCGCTTCCTCGATCGCGATGACGTCGTACTCTAAGCCCAGGTAGGCATCGACGTCAGACTCGTTCTGGTAATGCCCCAGGATGATCCGCGAACCGTTGGGGAAGGTAAGCACGCCCTCGTGAGCGCTGTACCTATGCTTGACCTTGTTGACGAGGATACGCGCACGCAAATCCTCAAAGGACTCTCGACCCTTCTTACCGACCTTACGCAGAATAAGGCACTTCAGGCCAGGGCAACGCTGGCAATCGTCGATCGCCACCTGAACCACAATCCAGTGGGACTTTCCCCCACCTCTCGCCCCTCCATACCCGATCTCGACGGGACCGCCCGAATAATCACAAAGCCTCGCCATCGCACAAGCCCGCAACTGCTTGGACTGCAAGACGGCGCCACCCTCAGTAATGAGCTTGAATTGGTCCCTCCTAACACCCTGCTCCCGCGCAGCCTGGGCATAACGGCTAAAGCTCTGGCTGTTCTGCTGGCTGGGGGAGAGCATCAGGGGTTCCGTAAATCTTGTCTAGGGCCTCGTCAAAAGCCGCCATGATGGGTCTATCGTCAGAGGTGACATCCCTCCGCTCTTTCCAATTCTCAGGGTCCTTACGCTCCAGCAGCCACGCACCCGCCCGCCAGTCGCTTAGGATCTCGGTCGACTCGGTAGTCTCCTCCACCATCGCACCCGTGAGCTTGTCCTTGTAGCGCTTGACCGTCCGCTTATTGACCTGGATCCCGACAGCCGCACGCTTCACTGCCGCAACCGCCGCCGCCAAAGCCTCAGCCTCAGCTCGCTCTACACGGGCACGAAATCTGTTCTCGTCCTCAAGCTCCTCGTTCTCATCGTCGTTGTCCATCCAGACACGCATGCTTCGAGAGGAGAGACCAACACACTGGCAAGCCACGTTCCTGGAGTTTCCCGCCCGAAGGAAGGTGAGGATGCGATCCTCCATCTCAGAAGTGCGCTTATACGTCGTCTCTGTTCGCTTAGGCATTACTGTAGGGGTCTTGCATTAGAGGTTTGAAATTCCGAGGGAATGAAAAATTCCTGTGAGGGATGCCTCCCGGGCCCAGACTCAAACGCCACGGACAAGGGGGTACCCTCGGATGGCTGGTGCAAGGAGCCGTCGCCCGCACCCACGGACTAATAAGCCTCGTGAGACGCCGGGAACTGTTGACTCGCTGTTGACTTGAGCCTGTTTTGAACCTGGGGCACGCTGTTTACGTAACAGTCGCCACCCGCTCCGGCTCGCTTATTGCAGCCGCTCCCGGATTACATCTTCACGCGAGGACAGCGGTTATTTGCCCGTCCGGCGAGGTTTCGCGAGCGTCCGTGCCCAAACGCCCGGGCCGTGCAATTCGCGAGCGTCCGTGCCCATCCAAGCCCCGTGAATCGCGCGTACGCGTGAATAAAGGAACTTGCAAAATTCCCAGGAACAGCCCGCGCAAGTTTGTACCTGTCGCCCACGGATTGCGAAACCAAAAGCCCCATCTCCAGGGGATAGGGTAGGAATGTGTATCGAGCCCGAAACCCAGTCCTGCATCGATTGGCCCGAGTTGACTATGAGTGAGGTATTCAAGACAGCTATTCGTTGGAGCATGCACCCAGACTTGCTCTTCGCTTTAATATCCCACTGGTATTCAAAAGGAACCTAAGAACATACCTAGGTTTGCCGTCACCTATGTACGCTGACTGCATCCTGGAAGGTTATAAAGACTTTGGACTGGACAGGGCCTGTTTCGAGAAGGCGATTCGGGACGTACAAGAAGCCCTAGGAGGCGAGCATAATGAAGGTTATGGGAAGGAAGCCCGCAACGGGCGAACACTCAGAACAAGGTAGAGCCCTTTTTGCTCTCATGGAGTCGCGAGAATTGACTCGCGACTCGGTTGCTTCAACCCTGGGAGTGGCCAAAGCAACGGTAAACGCCTGGCTTGCACCTTCCAAGGCTCTAAGACACCGCAATTGCCCGCCCCAGATGATCGAGTTGTTAGACCTAAAGACGCGGCCCGCGAAATAGCGGCCCGCGTCCTTTTTTGCCCCAGGACGCCCTGTCGCACCATTCCCCTTCAAGTTATGGCAGTACGGGCCGTAAAACCCCGGAAAAGCGAAATTCAGCGTCTTAGACCTGCAGACCTGGCGGCAGAGCCCCAGCGCCGTCCAAGAACTCAGCTCCGCAGAAGTACCTCATTCCAAATTGCCAGTTGCGGCAGCTCAAGAACTCCTCGCGGACCTCGGAACAGGCGACGCGCCCCAGACGCAGGACCTCAAACGCGCCCCCAGGATCTTCTACGACGACGCGATCGTCCTCGTACCTCCACGGTTCTCCAGACGCTGACGCCGCTAGTGGCAAGTGCAGGTTCAACGGGTAGTTGCGCCCCTTGACGACGCCGCAGAGGTAGTGAAAGGCGCCCCTCGGATCTACGGAAAGGACGACCTCGCGGCCCACCGGAATCGCTCCAAAGGGGATGCCCTTCGAATACACTCCCTTGAACGAGCGAGCGCAATGGTGCGCCGGCTCGAAGCCCTCCACGGACTTAAACCAGAGGTAAGTATAAGCATCTGCCTTCACCCGCAGCTTCAGTACAGCAAGGTTCGCCATGCCCGGATTATATCCTCTGAACGTCCGTAGGACTTGCCCCCAGGTAATGGCAGGTTGAATTCACGCCCCAAGGCCTCCTCAATCTCCTCTTGAGGATAGCTCGCGAGGTTGGGAGCAACAACACACCAGCCGCTCGTGTTGGCGGCCGGAAAAGCCCTGCCCTCGGAATTGTAGGCGCGGCCCTCGGGACCATAGAACTTCACTAGCTTTTCGATATCAGCCCGCGAATGGTAACGCTGGTAGAGCCAGACTCCGTTCGAGAACATGGCTGAGGCTCCGTCGTGGTCGAGAAACTGCACGTAAGTCCGGGTGTCGCTCGATGTCTCCGCACTCATTTCCTTCTCAATCTTCTCGCGGGACCTCCCACTGAAGATGATGGATCCTTGAGGCTTGCAGAGCGCTCCGAGGCACAGAAGGACGTCCCTCTCAGCCTGATTGGAGTCGACCGAGTTCAGGACGCTATCACAGACGACCATATCCCAGCGCCCGCGCGATCCCAGCTCGCGGCAGAGCTCGGAAATGTCGCGATGCACCCTTGGGACGTCGATGTTGAATTCCCTACGGTAGTAGAACTCGATCCCCCGGATATCATGCCCCTGGGCCCTGAGCGCCTCGACGTAATCGAACTTTCCCGCCCCAAAGTCGAGGACCCGCATGCCTGGCTTCAAGCGGGGGATAACCTGCAGCTCGTACGTCCTGGACTTGCCTTTGGTTTCCGAGCGCAGGCGATTCATCTGGGCCATGCTTTGAGCCCAGGTGGTTTTTGATAGGTGGTCGTAGGAATAGTGCCCATAGGACCTGGAGAAGTACCGCAGGACATCCTCACGCCGTTCGTCAGGCACGTAACAGCATAGCGCTGGTTTGGCCATAAGGCGGCACGCGTGGCCGTATATCGCCCCAACGAGGACTTCACCGCTCGCCGTCGCCACAAAGCCTGAGAAAGGCCCGTGCAAGGCCATTAACCGGCATATCTCCTTGAGTCTCGCCTTGTTAGAGCCGCTGTAATGTCCCTGAACTTCCTTGTGTCTCAGCTCCACGAAGCCGGGGGCATGTGGCGGCACGCGCATCGGTGATCCGCAGACCTCGATGTCCGATCCGTTGTGGAGTTGGTTGAACCGGATCTCCTCGGATATGGGCATATCCCTGAGGACATACGCCGGACAAGAGGTGATGCCCTCAGCCTGCATTGCCACCGAGCGTTGGTGTCCGGCGAGGATGACCCCGGACTTCGTCACGACGACTGGCCTGACGACGCCAAGTTCTCTCAGCGACGCTCGCAAGGTCGAGATTCCCTCGTCCTTGATTGCCCGCGGATTGTAGGTTGCTGGCCTGTTGCCGACAGTTGGGTAGTCGGGGACAAACATCAGCGATCCAGCAGTCGGTTTACGAACCCAAAACCGACGCCGACCTCCTCGCGATAGTACTGGAATGCTTGAGTGAGAGCACGCGCTTCGTCGTGCGAGACGCTACACTCGCCTCCTGGCCACTTGAGCGAGGCAAGAGGAGCCGAGTTGGAGCCGTTGTGCGCTATCCGGGATGGCTCGGTTGCGCCCCTGGCCGCCTCCGCGATCATCTCGTCCAGCTCGTCGCCGTCGAAACCGCTACCCTCAAGCCCAGGGCCGTCCGCAAGCTCGTTCCGGTCATAGCTCGCCTCGTCAGCGGTCTTGTTATCGGACAGTAGGACCTTGAGCGCCCGCTCGTCGTCGCAGTCCAGCCAAAGGACCGGGACCTCCTGTTGACCCGCCTCAATCGCCGCCTTGTACCTGTGGTTTCCGGCGAGGATGTATCCGGTCGACTTCTGGGCGACGCACGCGCCAAAAAAGCCATTTTGCTCGATGGAGGTGTGAATGGCCCCAACGTCGCCCTGCCTAGGATTCCGGGGGTGGGGCCTGATTGCACCTATCGATGCAAGCTCGTATTCCTGTTTCCTGAAATCGGCCTTGGGACTGGTATTTTTGCCTGACATTGTGAAATTGCTCAAAGATTACTTGCATATCTTGATTAACAATGGGATAATCAAGTCAGTTAGAAACAAGAGAGGTCAAGCAAATGAACGCAACCAACGAAACATCAGCCGCCGCCCCTAAGAAGGCCTTTATTCGACGTCAGAAATCCAAAGCCGTGACCCTAAGCCGCAAGGCCGCACGCGCCGCTAAGGGGTCCTGGTAATGCCCAGCTTACAGCCGAATTATCCTGGCGATTCCCGCATCCCTTGAATTCCAGTGGGGTAATATCCACCCATGCCTAACGAACTTCCGGTGGAAGCCCCGGCAAAGAGACGACGACGCAAACCACCGCACGGGGGGCCGAGGGCCGGCGCCGGCCGAAAGCCGCTGGACCCTAGTGGCGTCGCCCGCACAACCCGCAGCTTTCAGGTAACGCCCGAGGAGTACGATGCCCTCAGGGCCCACCTCGCGTTCATGCGTGAGAAGAAAGCGATCGACCTGTGCGAGGCCACGCACGAGGACTGAGGCTCCAGGGCCATTGAGTCGTCGCCCCAAAAAGGTGGCGACTTTTTTGTTTATCCTCTTGCATATCTTGAATACCAATTGTATAATCAAGTCATGCAAGAAACCGCTTTAATTGGCCTTAACAACTATGGGAATCCAATGAGACTACGCTATAAAGTCCAGCACCGCCTTACCGGGCTAGTCCTGGGTACCTACTCCACACGCAAGAGGGCCCGCGCCAAGATCGAGAAGGAGGAGCTTGAATATGGGGCATCCTTGCCCCTTACGATAATTGAGACGGTTGACGGAAGCACTACTGGAAAATCCATCGATCCGGATGAGCTGGCGCAAGACGCCTTGCTGATGCCGCCACGGTGCGAAGTGGATACCTGGTCGAGCGGCGTTGTCGTGCGCCTGGTCGTGGTGTGAAGTGGTGGATAAGTATTCGCTCCCTATGCATGCAGCCATCCGTCTGGTAGGTTGGTTTGATAGTGCGCCAGTCTAACAGTCAGCTTGCCCTCTGGGAGGATTGCGAGGAACCAAATGCTTCCTCGGCAATCACGCCGGAACGGCTACCGACAAACACCACGACGTACCGCCATGCCGTCCACCGCTGGTTCAATTTCATCGCGGGCTTCTCACCAGAATTTGTAACGCAATGCCTTGAGCAAGAGCGTGTAGCACCATCATCCATACTTCTTGATCCGTTTGCCGGGTGTGCAACAGCACCAGTAGCGGCATGCCATAAAGGGTTTCGGGCAATCGGTTATGAAGCGCATCCGGTGCTAGCTCGCATTGCGCGGGCAAAGCTACCTAATCTTTCAACGCCAAGTCTGGCGAAGCGGATTTTTGATGTAATAACATCAGGGCTTTCTTGCCCCGTCTCAACGACTTCACTAGCATTGTCACCGCGTGTTTTCCTTGAGAAGTTATTCCCGCTATCGTCATTAGAATGTCTGCTAGGCGCGCGCGCTGCCCTTAAGAGGGCCAACATGGAAGATGATGATCTTGCGTTTTTAATTCTCTCAAGCATGGCGGAGAAGTGCTGCCACTCTCAAACCGATGGCATCTATAAAGCCCCAAGCAGCCGCAAGTCCTTCATCACTCCTTGGCAAGCATTAGAGAGTGTCTTTGATGTGATATGTACCGACCTTACGATGAAAGGTGTTTTGCAGTATCGGTCGTTAGGCACCATTTACGAAGGCGATGCGGCAAGCATGAAAGATGTCGCTAACGATAGTGTTGGCATCGTCGTTACCTCGCCACCATATTTGAATAATTTTGACTTCGCAGAGATGACAAGGATGCTTTTGTATTTCTGGGAAATGGCATCATCTTGGGGAGACATCACGGATAAGGTTAGATCAAAGCTTCTCGTTAATACGACTACAGCCCTTAAGGGCCATAAACCAAAGCAAATGATGTATCGCGGCAACCTGCCTGTGCGGGTGCATGCAGAATTGGACGCCGTTGTGAAGTCTTTGGCAGATGAGAGAATAACCCGCGCAGGAAAGAAAGAATATGATTTCCTGGTGTATCCGTACTTTTCGAAACTCTCCGATATTTTCAAAGAGGCATACCGATGCCTTGCACCAGGGGGCACCACACACATAATGATTTCAGACGCGGCGCTTTACGGTATCCATATTAGCGCTCCGCAAGTGCTTGCAGAGCTACTGGAAAGTCTGGGCTATGTTGACTGCTCTTGTACGCTGGTACGCAAACGTGGCCATCGTTGGTTACTCGATAAACGAGATGGTTCCCCGATTGGGCTTGGAGAGTATCTTGTCAGGGCACAAAAGCCGAAATTGATTAGGGGCACATTTTGAGCGCCGAAGCGGTAACACTTTATCAATTGGCGGATGCCGAAATCCGGAGATGCATCGACAGCTATTTGGCCTTGGCAAAGGCTACCTCTGGATTATCAATTATAAGCGCTGCCGATGTTGCCGAGCCGCGCACGCGCGCAATATTGCTTGCGGGACTAGGTGTAAGCCCTGACATTGCCGGGACTGCATCAGACCTAGAAACGGTTGAAGAATGGAAGCGACGCCAAGCCATCCCGTTTAGTTTGGAGGATGGAATTACCTTTGGTGTCTATCGTGACATTCGAGGGGCGAGTATCACGTTTCTTGATAGCGTGGAAACCGCAACCGATGGTTTTACAAAATTTGATGCGGATTACATTCACGCAAACCCTTACACACTTCCCATCTTTCAGCACGTCGCCGGTGTTTTCAGTAAATCTGCCCTTAAAAAGGAAATTGGTAGCGCTTCCGATGTATCAATTTCTAAACCTGCGGCTGCAAAGTTGGCGAAACTTTTAAGCGATAGAGTGAAGCCGGGAGCAATCAACAAAGGCGAAATCCTTCAGCGGGTGGAATCCACGCTGGAGGGCATTGTTAGGGATTTGATCGGGCGGGTGCTGTTTGAAAGCATCGTTGACAGCGCTTTGAAGGACGTAGGCGTTAAGTTTTTGAGAGAAAACGAATACACCGCACTTGAGGGTGTTGTTTATAACTTCCGGGCAGATTTTGTCCTGCCAGATGCGGTTAAGCCGAAAGTCTTTATCGAGGTTCGCAAATCTTCATCGCGGCATGCTTCGCTTTACGCGAAAGATAAAATGTTCTCGGCGATCAACTGGAAGGGCAAGACGCAGGACTTGCTCGGGGTTCTGATTGTTGATGGTGAGTGGACGGGCGAAACCCTTAAGGTCATGGCCAATGTTTTCGATTATGTCGTTCCCATTGGCCGGGTTGCTGAACTTGCGGAAACGGTGAAGGCATACGTGGATGGCGACACAAGCAAGCTCAAGTGGCTGATTGAATTCAAAATAGTTGCGGCAAACCATCAAAAGAAATAATGGCCTGCGAGGATCCTAGGCCGTATCGACCATCAGACGTAGGAATTTCGTTGTCGATACGGCCTAGGGTTCCACCTTCAAACGAAAATGAACCCTAGGCCTAGGCCGTGGTCATCGAAGGGCAGGGAAGTGCGACGCCGGAACCCCTTTCATTTGAAGGCGGCTTACAGGGGAAAATAAAGCGCCACGGCAGCAATCCGAAATTTTCTTGATAGTGACCACTCAATGAGCAATGAAGAAATATCAAAAACGGTGGAGTTGGTCACAGGGCTCTTGGCCCTTGGGGTGCTTCTCTTTCTCTTTGTCTGGTTGGCAAAGGGCATAAGAAACATGATCCGGGATATCGAATTAGAAATTCAATCAGCAATAGAAACCCGCCAAAGAAATAAGCGGCTAGACCGGGCAAGAGCAGAGGCTTCAAGTCCCCCAAATCGCCTGATGATGCCGCTTCCTAGTGTTGGAAACGGCAAAGCCCCTTAGAGGTGGCGCGGAGGCCCACCGGAGCGCCAAAAACCACTCAATCCGAGTTGTTAAGCGCTGACGTTGGCGACTGAGGCTCAGTTAGTGCCTCGTCGACGACCTTGTCCTTGCCCACGAAAACAAACCCCACCTTGCCGATAGCCCACATAAGCCAGAGAGGGACCGGCAGATAGTGGATGCCTTCGCCTTTTCCGGTGTGGACCCGCTGAGTGAGCCCGAGGCCGTTCACCGTCATGTCGTCGGTGAAGTCGTAGGGGTCTGTCCAGATCTCGTCATAGGTCTTGCCAGCGCCAAGTCTCGACTCAAACCACTCGTCGGCAGCCGTGTAGATTCCGCGCACGAGCTTGATCCACTTATGGAGGCGCCGGGGATCCACCGCCGTCGCCAAGCATCGCTCGACGATAAAGTGATGCCATTGGATCGCGCCTCCTTCTGCCGGGGGTTCGCCCGTTACCTGGCAAATGTTGCCGGTCCTCGCGACCATCAGCTTGCGGCTGCGCTCGAAGACCGGGGTTGTCACCCTCTCATCGTGCCCCGGGAGGTTCACATCGATCTCGTCGGCAATCTTCTCTTCGTGTATCTCGTGTACGTTTTCCATGGTTCAAAAAAGGGTTGGGCACGACCCGGGGAGGCCAGGAAGCGCCCTATGGAACTCAAGGCACTGACTAAAAGAGCTAGAGTCCCAAACTGTAAAGCCGCGCAGGCATGGCCCTTGAGAAGGGCCGGACAAACCTTATCGGCTCGGACGGCACGAGCAGGCCCAATAGTGTAAAGTGGGCGACGTGGCTTGGGCGAGACTAGCCGACGACGACGGAGAAGCAGAACTTGTCCGCTCAGATCGCATAGGTTTGATCGTGCGTCGTCGCTTCGGGGAACTTGATGGTATCGCTCATAGGATTCCCAAATTGGTTCCCGGACGGTAAGTGCAACCCCAGGCGCGCCCCTCATTGCACAGGTAATGTCCACCGTCTGGGTACTGCGGAACTTGCGTTCCCAGCTTCGTTAGGCGATCAACGTGACTTTGGCGTCCAGCTCTTTGCCCTGGCCGATAGCGATTCCTTCCAAGAACCCTTCCACACCGCCTGCGGCCGGTTCCGTGACGTCGTAGCTATACGAAAGGCCATCTGGCCCGGACAGAGCCAACGTGACGTCAAAGCCACCCTTTCCGTTCTTGGCCACGTGGACCTTTGCGTCTAATTCGACGCCTGCCGCAAGGATGCCGTTCTCAACGTCTGTGGCGATGCCGTTCTCGACCGGAAGCGGGAACACGAGCGTCTTGTTGACGATTCCAGATTCAACGATTTGAAGTTTCATGATTGTTTCTTAACGTTCGGCGAGAGGGCCGCAACGATAACGAGAACCAAAAGCAACCCTGATGCGACCGTCCACGGGATGCGATTCAAAACGGATGGGCCTAGCGCTGAAATGAGAGCGCCGACTGCAGGACTGATCCATACCAACGGGTGCAAGTTTCGAGGATTCATTTTCGCCTGCCGACGTGCCCTTCAGCAGCCCAGATAAGCGCGAAAGCTGCCGCCATCCCAAAGAAGAGCTGCGCAAGGATCGTGAGCGGGATTAGCATAAATGCTCCTAACAAGGCTTGATGTTGGATAGAAAAGTGAAGATCGCCAGGACGCAGAAGATGATGACTACGCCTATCAGGACCGCATCCCGCAAGCAACCGTATGGGTCGCTTGGTGGCTGGGGCCTTTGGGTCTGGCTCATTTGTTGTGAGCCTCAAGCATCCTTTTGATGTCGGCTAGGTCTCTCGGCATGTCCCTTAGGTCGGCCAGTTCGCGCCGGATGTCCGAGAGCTTGTCCTCAAGTACGGTAAGCCTTGTGCCCTGGGAACTGATGACGTTATCGGCTGTCAGTTTCTCCAGCGCCAGAAGTCTGGCTGCATGATCTGTGGCGACGGATCTCGCGTCTCCGTAGAGCTTAATGCCCCCTCCTAGCCAGCCGATAAGGGATCCGACGACCGTGCAGATGATTCCGGTGACGAGGTGAGTGTCCATAGGTCGTTACTCCGGCCTTAGGGCCTGGGATGTGAGGTGTCGAGA